AAAAAACCTTTTTCCTACTCCCCGTAACGGATCGTAGAAAACTAGGATAAAAACTTACATTAATAAGAGATTAAAACATAGAAACGCTGAGAAAAAGTGTCCTGCTAAATGCAAAGCAGCGTTTGATATGAGTGCCCGTTACGGCAAGAAAGTGAAGGATCTTGTGATAAGTAAATTATCCAAGTATTCCTCCTCTTGTGGTGTTACCTCGCAAGCGAGGATTTCTGACAGTGTTAACGAAGTCACTGTTTGTCTTGCACCCCGATTTCGGAGTGTAGTCATATATTTCATCCAACAGGTATTTTGATGAGTTCCCTTAATGAAAGTCTTTGGATGCGATCCAAATAAATCAACCAGAAACGCATACCTGTCGTATGGAATAATGATTTCTTGTACCATTGTTGTTGATGGTGTTATGAAGCGGTCGAAGAGTGATCTTTCAACGCCTACATTTTTCATGGTAGCCCAGATTCGAGCTGGAATTGAAGTTAATGGATTACCATCCTGTCCAATAAAATCACGCGCTTGCATGAGTATATTGGGCATAATGGGATCTAAAGCTTCATTTTGAAGGATTGGTTTCAAGAAATTCACAAATCTTGAAATGTCCAATGGTCCCGAAAGACTCGGTTGGTTTTGCGCCTCAGAGTTACTTTCCTTGGGATCTTTTCCAAGGACACCTTTCACCATGTTAAAAATGGCGCGACCAGCAGCAATTCCCGCCGATACAGTTGGACCACCGACAGCTTGCAAAGCGGACGTAGCAATACTTAAAATATCACCAAGTCCAAAAGCAAACGCGGCTGTAAAATCGGTCATATCTCCTGGAAGGGATACATGACTAATTTGACCAGTTAAATTAGTTGGTAATCTAGTTTCAATTGTATATGAAGCTATATTAGCACCCAGATTTCCAGGTCCTGAGGGTATAATATGAGCATTTCTTTCAAATTTCTCTGCTATAGTGCTCATCCCCCCAGATCCTGACAAATCTTCAGCTAATGCTAAATTCAAAGGAACTGTAACTATACTACCAACTGGTAAATTACCTGACCAAACTTGAACTTGATAGTCATCTTGATCGAGATCTTCGTCAACCGAAGCAAACTCATGAACCTCACCTTTATACCTTAGATTTCCTGCCTTAGCAGTAATTTCTTCGTCACCATGGGGATACAAAACTTGCTCTTCTAGCATTAAAAGATCTTTCGATTCTACCCATAGGTTCAATTCATCCACCAACCAATCTAAGACTGAAACTTGAGGTCTTGGTTTTGTCGAAACGTCAAAATAAGCAAAACCGGCTCGCAATAATAAACGGAGTTTTACATCCGCAATATCCGATGTCCGATTAAAACCAACCAAACGAAATCTAAAATCACACTGAGCCTCATCTGTCCTCAAAAAATGATTATTAGAATAACGAGGTCTCGCCATTGTCGTTGCAGAAGAAAAATTCTTTGGACAAAGTGGAATTTCCACATTACCTCCAAATTCAACTAAATACCGCGACGAATCATTCCTTGAATCCTGAACTTCAATCAATCCAGATATCTGAGGAGATCGTGTGATAACAAATTTCGCTATCAAAGTAGTTATATATCCAATCATATTCGGACCCGAAGTCCAAACATTTCTTTTATATGCTCGACTTATGTTATCACCACGATTTCCCAACCGATACGGATTCACAGTCAGATTTTGCCACACCCCAAGCTGAGTACTATCAACAGTTATAGGATCTGCCTCAAACCACCGAGTACCTGCATTTCGTTGCTGGTTCTTCGTTTTCCGCGCATCAATTGTTGGCACTGGTTCTGCCATTTGTGTTTCTGTTTCCACAGCAATTTCAGCAGGAACTGTTGCACTTTCCAATACTTGATCAGAAATACTTGCAGCACCTTCTGCATTAACTTCCGTAGAAGTATGTTCCACATCTCCATGATAAGTTAAAACATCTTCAAATGTTACAGGTTCTGCACTAATAAAGTTCAGTCCTACAATTTCAACTGTTTCCTGGGGAGCTGGAATTTTTCCTGTACAAATAACATTTGAAACAACACAGTAAATCGTTAGATTCAAAGGAGTACTAACAGCCTCAATGGTATTATCCTCAACAACGCGAATTGCTAAAGAACCACCACTTTGACCTACTCTCCCTATAGTCCTATCAACCACTGACAAATCATTACTCCAGGGACAGGTTACCGAAACAGTATTAGTTCCCGCTGGACGAAATCTTAATCCTCTCGTTTTTGTTCGAGAATCAATTTCTGGAGCATATAACTCAAGTAATAATCCAACTCCCAAAGGACTTGGACAATGAACTATCCAAGTAACATCAGCCTGAATAAAGCGAAAGTACCGAATAAAATCTCCCTGCTCCCAAGTTAACTTAGGAGGGAGAATCGCAACAGTCCCTACAGCTGGCACAGGGATGATCCTTGGAGTTAACGCTGACCAAGCATCACCCAAAAACATCTTCCCAAACACATGTTTCGGAACCTTGTATTTCCTGAATTTTCTAAGCATATATGACAAAAACGGACCACGATAATATGGTTTATTTATCAAAATACCTTCACCCACTTCACTAATAATGTTTCCATTATCAATTGATGGATCTGGTTTTCCCGTAGGAAGAGAGATAAACCCGGCACATAAGCGACGGGGCATATCAAAAATTTCAATGCTTTGAGTTGGATTCATATTTTAATTTAAATATTGTTTCGTAATGCGAACAATAGCAGCAGTGTAATTTGTTGCTGATTGTCCATAACGCATCGTTATGGGTCCTCCAATAGGAACCATTCCTGGTTGGATTTGAAAACTCAAACCCGCTGCTGCTGTAACATTATCTGAAAATAATATATAAGCATATCGAACTCCACCTAACTCACCACTGCGAACTTGTCCCATTCTTACCGATTGACCTGAAATGTCATCCAATATTAATCCTCGAGTCCAATAGTTTGTAGAAGACTGATTTACAACTGTAAAAATAGCACCAGGCAATACATATGCGGTCGAAAAATACAACTCACTCATTGAATAAGGAATTGAATTAAATCTACCTCGAAGATTTGATACATCAGCGGCCAAAGTAATAATATTTGAAGTATTATTGGCCGTTTCAAAATCAACTCGTGCTAAAGTAGCCGCATAAGCATTAAGTTGCTGTTTTAAAATTGTAACATCAGTCTGCACTGTCTGCAATGTAGATTGAATGTCTGCAACATCAGTTGTTAACTCCACCACTTTTACCTGTTCCACTGAAACTATAGATGTTAATTGTTGAATTCGTCCATCAAATGACTGAATATCCACTTCAACTCTAGCTAAATCCGATTTTACCTCATCAACTTGAGTCGAAAGATTATTTAAAACACCATCCACATTATCAATACGAGTATTCACACTTACAAATGATGTATTATTAGAAATTTGATTATTATCGACAATTAAACCTAACTGCCGAAGCTGATCATTAACTTCCACTATTCGAGTGTCCAACCCAGCAACTTGCGAAGCTAAAGTTGGAACATCCAAACCATCTAACACCTCAAAAAGTGTCGAATTATTATCAAAAATCAATTCTGCAATATCACTCATGATTTATATGAGTTTTTGTTCCATAGTATACTCGCATATACCGTTTCTTAACCTCTTCAAATTCAACTGACAAGAGCGAAGATAAAGCTAATAAAAGATCAGCATCATCACATTTCATCAATTTCTGTCGAAAACTTTCAAAGTAGTCCGGCCCATGCAAAACTGCTTCATAAAGGGATTGCTCCACTAAATTCTGCCAAATTTGCTGCTCTGTCACTGATATTTGAGTCCACACAAAGGGGGATTCAATTGATCGAGTTAAGAGTGGTGCCAAAACTTTTCCATTATCCAACACAAATGTTCTCTTTAAGAACTGCAATTCACTCATCAAGCAAAACTTCTTCTCAATCCCATCTTTATTACCTGGAGTAATAGTATGACCAATCTTTGTCATCTCTTCTTTAGCAGAAAAATAATTATATACTTCTGCATATTCATCAGAAACCGACTCACATTTATCATCACCAAAAGTCACTAGCGAAACATTCTTACGAAATTCACTAATATCTTCATTCTGTGTAACTTTAATCCAAGTATAAAAAGATAAGATATCATTTGCTATACAGTTTAAAACCGTTGTCAAATATTCTCCACTCTTATTACCTTGTTTAGTTTCATAAACCGTGTCGTAATCCACGCAATAAGTATTAACAGACTCATCCATCATCACTTTTCGCGCTAGATCCCAACCATCTGGAGCTTTATTCTGAATAACGTCTCTGATAATTTGAAAAGAAGCCTTCATCAATTCTCCATGGAAATGCTTATCATAATTTTTAAAATCCAAGTCAAAAACATTAGGATGCTTTGACAAATGATCATAAAGATTACTCCAATTCAAACTGTGGGGATTAATACCCACAGCATGATTCAAATCCAAGAAACCTTGACAATACGCTTCTTTGAAATTTCCAAACAACGCAGCATCACAAATTACTTTCTCAACTGGAATACAAACAAATACACGAGTTTTTCCTTCCTTAACTGCACTGATTTTCACCAATTCATCCTTTAACTTGGAAACACACAGCGAAATTGATCTATCACCTTGTTTAGCTCTAATCAACTTCCCTTTTGTTCGTCTCCACAACAAATCACCTTTCTCGTTTGGTCGAAATTGAACATAACCCATAGTATTATCAAGAAAATCACTCTTCTTACTGCATTCCTTGATATCATTCCATGGCAATCCACTAGACTTATTCAAATCCATAGATTTACAATAAAGATTCTCACGTTCCCCATTAAGGCCGATATAGATTAATTCATCCACATCTTCCTTACATGAAGCAATATGACCAATCTTCATCGTCATCTCCGTCGTCATTTGACTCACAATCTTTTTCAATAATTCTGAGTCAAGATCCGGCAATTTACTGCACATAATCGAATTTGGTTTCAATAATAATGATCTTACTCCATTCATATTCATCATTACTTCTTCCTCAATTCGCTTATCATATGCATTTAATGCACTGGGTTGAAGTTGTTCTTCAAACTCTTCAGCCCAAGGAGTGTATTTCCAATGAGAAATACTTTTTTCACTCACAGGTTTTGTTGAGGAACGATATTTACCAAGAAAGCGACATTCACCACCTTTAGGCAAATCTGTAGGTTCTCCCTCAACAATCAATTTCCTCCAATTATCATCCTCAAATCCATGTTGTTCCAAATGTTCCAAATCTTCTTTGCGCAGCATTGATGCTACCCAAAGACGATTTGTACCTCCAGCATGAAAACCAACAATTTTTGTTTGATATCGATCATGATACGATAAAACCAATCCACCACAATCTCCTGGTCTTGCCAACTCCAAGTTAACTCGAAGTTCTGTTATTTCAAGATATTCTCGGGTTACCCTCTCTCCAGCTACACTAGCTAGAGGATAAACCTTTGCATGTGCAGGATTCACTCGACCCACTGCCATTCCACCACTTGTAGGAAGCCAATAAAGACATGTTTGTCCACTTACTAAATCCCTCCAATTTTTCTCATCACATAAATGTGGTGAAATCGATCGGAAATGATCTTTCATGGTTGAAACCTTCAAGAAATCCTTTAAGTAACCTTCTTTAACCGCATGTTGTTTCAATTCAGTCTTACTCAAAATAAGTGCACGAGCAATATCTCGAATAGGATCTACAAAAGTCACCCGACACACCTGATAAACTGGACTGTCTTTGTCTTCATATCGTTTAAATCGCAAAATTTCCCCAACTGAAAACAAATGAGCATTTGTGATAATACTATCTAAATGACCAATACCATGAGTATGTCTTCCTTTCAAATCAGAATCCATATCATGTAAAGGAACATAAGAGACCCAAACCTGATGATTTCTCACCAAAGTCTTCATAAGATCCAAAGCTTCATCCTTCCCCATCTGGGTAAGAATATCCTCCACAGTCTTATCATCCTTGATTTTTATTCCTTTAAGTTCTTCTGAAATGTCTCTCAAATCCTTCAGTTCATTTTTTATAAAATTCTTTTGTTTGCCCTGTATATTCGTGTTCAGGCACACCAAACCAATTTTAATATGATAAACTTCAGCATTATCAGATTCAAATCTTTTCATTGAGAAATTTGCATCCCAATCTTTAATTTGCTTAGATCTAAATTTCTCCATGTAGGAAGAATAAGCGGTTCTTACTTCGCTCTCACTTCCCACCAATTCAAAATTAATTGTCATAACAAATTTAGTTGTCAAACCATCATCCATAGCATTTCGATAAGCACCCAAGAACTGATTCTTCTGAATCAAAAAATCATCTTCCAAAGGTACTGCTCTACAAGCAATATGAGTTTTATCTCGTCTAACAATTTCAAAACTTATTAGATCTTGTTCTGTCTCCATCAAATCCACTAGCCAATCACCAGTATAGATTCCATCTAAATCAGAACAAGATTCCAATTTTAACCATTGGTTATCATCCGTATAGAACTCTTCCCGTTTACAATCTTCCTTACAGAAGACTTCATCGGGAACACATCTCTGCTGTAGAGTTCTTACACGCATCTGTTTCCTTTGTTCAGCTCGCGTACCGCGTTGTTTATAACCGCCTTTACCCTCATCATCTTTTGATCTCTCAATCAATTTTGGAGGTTCCAGCATAAACTTCACGATACGATAAACTAAATAAATCAACGCACTTGCAATAGCTATCGAAATAGTATCACTAATAGCATGTGATGTTAAATCAGCAATTTCTTGCCAATAACCACTTACATCAACTCCAAGAAATTCAAGACATTGTAACAATATCCCTTTCAATCCTGTTCGTAAACGTAAAAGTGTTTGATCTAAATAATTAAATCCTCTAACAACCATTCCCATAGGAAAATTCATTGCATCACCATAATGTGTTAACACCGTACGAGGATGCCACCACCGATGGTTAACATGTCGCCATAAAGGAACTATAGGTCTCTGCAGTTGCCACGTTGACATTACTCTCCACTGAGCCAATACTGTCAATGTTGACGGTAGGAACGAACCTCCTATAATAGGAAGGGCCATCCTAAAAATCAAACGTCTCCTATCAGGTCGTGATAATTGATCAACAATTTGTTTAGCCCACAATTTTGGTTTCCTTATATAAATCGGAAGTAGTATTGTTTCCACTTGATTTCTCATTTCTGAAGAAATCAAATACAATGCCAATCCCTGAGATAAAGTTGGACCCCATAAATAAAGATCACCTAACGGACTCTCAACCAACAGCAAATGCTGTCTGACCCACAGTTCATTAAAAGCTTCCATATCTTCATCCGGTACAACCCAGCACCCTAAGGCACTAATAAAGTTATATAACGGATATTCTCCATCATACAGCTCTACTGAAAAATTTTGAGTACCTCCAACATTGCGACGTTTCAAAAACTTTGTCCACTCACCAACTTCCGTTATCTGAGAGGGAATTTGTAATGCCAACGCACCTTGAATATCTTTTATAATATTCACTGCAACACGATCCCAATTTATCAAACTGTTCGATGTTCCTTGATGTGATACAGCCATTCGCTGACCTACCAAATTTTCATCTTCATTCTCTTCAACAATCGCTTCAAGACCATCCTCATAATAGGGGAAGGTCCTTCTTTCGACTCTTTCCAAAAAATTTAAAAAATCTGCGTCATTATACGCATCTGATGATTCATTTTCCATATGTTCTTCAACAATAATGGTTCGCATAGTTGCTTGTTTGCAATTATAAAACTCATGTTCATCCACAACTTTTTGGACAATTCGATCTACAATACCATCCAAAGTTACTGATTCCAATTCATTCCGATGATTCATTCGCACAGCTTCAGTCATTTTTCCGACTCTAAAGTCTAAATAACTGAACTCTGGGTCCCAAACTTTCGGAGGTGATTTTATACCTTCCTTATATTCAAAATCAACTGTAATAGGCCAACGCTCATGTAGAGCATCAATATTATTTACAGTAATTGATGTTCGTGGATACGAATTTGTAGTAACTGCACATATTAAACCATTAAAAGGCAATCCTTTCTGTTCTGCTACACCTTGAATAGTACCAACACAAACTGAACTTATATATGTATACCACATTAAATGATCTTTATTAGACTTATCCTGAAAGGCATCATCCATATAGACCATTTCTTGACCACAATAACCAGTATCAAAATCTTCTCTCTGATTAGCATCCCAACGAGACCAATGACGAGTATCTCCCAAAAGCGCACTATGTGCCATCAATTTTACCTTTACTTTTTCAAGTAATATAGGTATTATCGTTGATTTTCCACATTGAGAAGCTCCTTTAAAGCATATTCCCACCGGTGTCGGTCGAAATCCTGCTGACTTTCGAATTTGTTCAATTTGATTCAGATAATCAATACTCTTATTTAAAATTGTATTGCATTCTGTCACAATTTGATTGTTTCGAATAGCAGGTAGATCCAAAGATCTCACACGAAGAGACGCCACTTTTACTTCGGATTTAAATTTTAAAACCCTAGTATAAGCATCTTTTTGCATAAAAGTTGAACCATTAATTGCTAATGTCTCAGCAATCCAAACATAATCTTCACGAAGATTAGTAACCATTTCATTCAAGTCTTTTAACAAACTAAAATTTGCAGGTTGTAAAACACCTGCCATTTCAAGAGTTTTTCGAACATGACCAGTTATTACTTCCGCACTTTTTACATTGCGGGCAACACGATCCATTTTCGTAGATATATTTAAATCTCCAAACTCATAATCACCAAAAGCGGCAATTGAACTTACCAACGGAATCATCTTTTCAATATGTTCCATCGAATGTTGTTCTAACACAGGGGCCATT